TCAGCGTCGCGGCGTTCCAGGCCACCGCCTCTGCCTGCGCGCCCCAGCCGACCAGGTCGTGCTGGATCGCGACAAGATCGCCGAGCGCCGGGATGAAGCCTTCCATCTCGGTCTCGAAGCGGACGGTGCGGCGGCGGTAACGATTGCAGGCCGCGTGGTAGAGCCCCTCGCGCAGCGCCTGCGCCCGCGATGTCACGCCATCGAGGACGATCCGCGCCGGCCGCGCGGCGGTGCTGCCGGGCAAGCGGGCGGTGACACGCTGAGGCTGCCAGGTCGCGGCGTCGAGATAGCTGACCTCCACCGCATCGGCCGTCTCGGGTCCCGGCATCGTCCAGTCGATCGAGAAGGTCCCGTCGCGGATGTTGCGCTGCGAGAACATCGCAACCGGGATCGTCTGCGGCCCGTCGCGCACGATCCTGAGGATGCCGCCCTGCATGCAGGGCCTGGCCCGGCCGGTCAGCGCGACCCGGGCTGCCGCATCCCACCAGGCGCCGGCGGTGGTGATCCGCATGTCGCAGGTGTCGCCCCGCGCGGCCCAGAGCGTGTCGAGCGCGAGCAGCCCGGCGAGGTCGATCCGCGCGTCGGGCAGACCTGGCCCGTAGAGCGTGCTGCGCGCCATGTCGGCCAGCGCCCATGCGATCGACCGCGTGGGCACCGGCGCCGACCAGACGGTGCCATTCCAGACCGGCAGCTTGCGGGTTGCGGTCACATGCACCTGACGCGAGGCGAGGCGGGAGAGATTGCCGGTCGCGCGGAACCGCATGGCAAGCAGGGTGACCTGCGGCCAGTTCTGCGCCTCGGCCAGGTAGCCGCGCAGGCCGGTCCAGATCACGTCATGGCCGGCATTGGCATCGCTATCGCGCGGATTCGTCCGCCAGGCCCTGACCGCCCATCGGCCTGGCGTCGGCAGGGTCCAGACATGGCTTTCGCGCTGCGGCGTGCGGGTCTTGTCGCTGCGGGTGGGTTCCCCGAGCAGGACCCAGCCCCCGGTCAATGTGCCCGCGTCGTCGATCGGCGCGGCCTCGACCCGCACGGTCGTGGAGCGCACGAGCAGCCGGCCCGTGTTGGTCTGGCCATAGAGCCCGCCGGGCCATGCCAGATCGACGCCGACCCGGGCGGCCGTCTGGCCGGGCCCGCAGACGGGGACGCCGGTCAGCCCGCCCACGATGCTCAGGATCTCGGCCGACCCGGAGGTGGCGGTCCAGCCCGACACGGTCGCGGTCCAGCTGTCCTCGTTCGGCACCGTGCCGATCTGGACGGTCTGCACCGGCTGGCCCGTTGCGGTGATGCGCACCGTCTGGCCCGAGGTGCGGCGATGCCCGGTCTCGGTCACGGTGAGGGTGGTGCCGCTGCGGGTCCAGGTGACCGTGACGCGGCTCCGCAACTCCTGCCCCGAGATCGCGTCCGAAGTGACGACGGCGGTCGGGAACAGGGTGACGGTCCCGCCCGGCGGCACGATCTCGGTCTCGACCTCGCCGAAGGCCTCAACCGGCGTGTCGCCGATCTCGATCTTCTCGATCTCGAAGTGCCCCGCGCCCACACTGTAGAGGCAGTAGAGATATTGCTCGTTGCCCGCCGCTTCGGCCCAGGGTGCCGCGGCGAAGTCGGGGGCGAAGCGCATCCGGCCGTATTGAACCGGCACCGGCTCCTCCAGCCGCGAGCGGTTGCCCTGCGGGGAGAGCGAGAAGACCTCGCGGCCACGACCCGTGTCCTCCGGCCCCGGCGCCGGCAGGACGGCGTTCAGCAGCGCCTGGCCGCCGAGCAGCAGACCCGCGCGCGCCGCGGCAGCCGCCAGTCCGCCGCCCGGAAACAGGAGTCCCGCGGCCCAGCCCGAGGCTGCGACGAGAACGAGGGAGAGGAGCGTGCGTGTCGGATCCGACCCGCCTCTGCCGCCCGCGCCGAGCGGCAGCACGACGAAAGCCGCATGATCGCCGTCGCGCAGCCGCCGCCGCCAGGCCGCCCGCGGCAGGGGACGGCCGTTGAGGAGCGCGATGACCGGCAGCGGCGTCCGGGGTGCCAGCGCGCGCAGGCGCCGCGGCCGGCGGATCACGCGCAGGCTCCGCCCGCCCAGCGGATCGAAGGGATTGCGCAGCGTCACGAGATGCGCGATCACGCCCAGTCCTCCCGGCGCAGAACCGCGACCTCCCGGTAGCCGAGCGTAGTCAGCCGGTCGCGCGGCGTGCAGATCGTGCCCGCGCCCTCGATCGCATGCAGGATCCTGTCCCCGGCCACGAGGATGCCGATATGGCAGGGCCGGCGGCCGCGCGCCATCAGGACGGCATCGCCTTCGGCGGGCGGATCGGCGGGAAGCCAGTCACGTCGCCCGGCCTCGATCGCACCGAGCGTGGCGCGCAGGTCGGCGGGATCGACAGGGAGGGGCGGCACCTCGCGCCCCCAGACCTCGGCCCAGACCCGCCGGGCGAGCGACCAGCAGTCCGAGACGCCGGGCACCCAGGGCTCGCCGAGATAGCGGCCGACCCAGAGCCCGGCCGAAGGCGCCGTCGCAGGGGGCATCGCAAGGGGCGGGGCGGCGGTCACTGGCCATACTCCAGCGTCGGAAACTGCTCGCGGCTGTATTCGAGCCGCGGGAAGCGTTCGTTGAGCAGGTCCGACCAGCCTGCGGTGGCGACGAGCCGTCCGGGCGTGGCCGAGGCGGAGCGCAGCGTCAGGCCGCCGACGACATACTCGGGCCCGTCGTCGGCCGTCGCGGCGATCCAGCGGCGCCAGATGATTTCCACCGGATCGAGGCTTGCGGCGGCGCGGTCGATCTCGGCCACGATCAGCCGGTCGGTGGCGTCGATCTCGGCTTCAACCACCGGCACCGCCTCGGCCGAGAGCTCCGGCGGCCGCAGGCGGAAGGCGAGCGGGATGAAGGTCACCACCTGGCCGGCATTGCGCGGCGCCTGCGGTTCGAGCCGCCCGTCGAAGGCCACCTGATCCGCGACGATCCGCAGCGGCGTGCTGAAATCGGGGTGCCAGATCTCCAGCGTGTCGAGGATGACGAGCCCGGCCGGGACGGAGGCATAGGCTTCGGCGAGCGCGGCCGAGAGGGCGGGATCAGGCATCGCGGGCCTCCACCGGCAGGGAGATGGACCACGCCAGGCTGGGCAGCGGCTCGGCCGTGGCCGGCCCGAGCGGCAGGACCTCGCGCCGCACGATCCCGCCGCCGAGGGCGACCTGGCAGAAGAACCAGGCCGTGCCCCCGCCGGCGCCGCGCGCGCGGCCGTCCGTCCCGGTCGGGAGGAACAGCCCCGCCCCGGGCAGGAGCGCCCGCCTCAGGTTGACCTGCGCGATGGCCAGCGCCGGCGCGGAGTTCCCGATGTAGCTCTGCACAGGGCCGGGCGCGAGGGCGAAGATCCGCACGCGCAGCTGAAATCCGCCGCTGCCGACCGGCGCCGACACGATGACGCGCGTCCAGCCGAGGTTCGGCTCGCCCCGCGCGACAACATCGGCATGTTCTGCCGTGACCACCCCGGTGGCGAGGTTTGCGATGGCGGTGCGCGAGACGTTGTCGCGCCCGATGAGCCCGATCCGCGCCGCCGTCCGCGTGAGGCCCGCCAGCGTCACCGTGAAGAAGATCCGCTCGCCGGAACCCCAGCCGCTCACATTCGGGACAATCTGCGCATAATGCGAGGCATTGGTCCCGTCCTCCGCGAGCACGTCGCAGGGGACGAGATCGGGGCCCATCGCCGCGCCGGTCTGGATCGTCGCGGCGACCGGGGTCCAGCCGCTGAGGCTGTCCGAGGACCCGCCGATCGACCAGGCCTCGTCCCCCCACCAGGCGCGGAAGGCCGCGAACTCCGCATCCGTCAGCCGGGCGGCGAGCGTCGGGCGGTCGCGCCGGACCGCGGTGATGCGCCGCGCGCGGATCGCCGTCTCGAACTCCGACCGGCGCGCCTGGTCCGCGAGGTCGAGCCGGTAGCCGCGGCCGACCGGCACCGGCAGGCTGTCGGGCCAGCGCCGGGTCATCGCGGCACCCGCCGCATGCCGAAGACCCCGCCGAGCGCGGCGGTGAGCGAGCCCCGGCCGCGCCGGGCATTCTCGGCCAGGGCCGCGTCCACGCGATCGATCACGATACGCAGGAGGTCGCCATCGGCCTCCTGCTCCTGCGTCACCGACACCTCCTCGCCGCGCGCCGCGCCGTGGTTGACGATTTCGACGCGCAGCGGCCGCGGCGGGGCGCCCCCGCCCGCGCCGGCGGTCGCCATGTCGCGCGGGGCGGCGGGCGGCGGGCCCGGAACGCGCGCCCAGTCGGGTACTCCGCCCCGCGCGAAGGGGATGACCTGCGCTGCCGGCACGTCGAGGCGCACTTCGGGCATCCCGCCCGTCGCGAAAGGGATGACCTGCGCCACCGGCCTCTCGATGATCGTTTCGCGCAGGATCGAGAGGGTTGGCATTGCCGGCACCTCGGGGACTCCTCCTATCGCGAAAGGCACCACCTGTCCCGCCGGCTGATCAAGCCGCACCGCGAGATGACCCGAGGCGGCGCGGGCGAGCGGCAGGATGGTCTCGCCCGCGGGCGCGATCGCCCGCACCCCGCCGCCCTTCAGCGGCAGGATCGCCTCGGGCCCCGCCTCGCCCATCAGGCCGACCTTTCCGCGCTCCATCGGGAAAAGCACCGGCCTGTCCACCACCGTATTCCGCAGGACCGACAGGGCGGGCACGATCTGTGCCGCCGGCCTCTCGATCATCCGGTCTTGCAGAACCGGCGTCGGCGGCACCCCGCCTCGCGCGAAAGGCGCAACTTGTCTCATCGGCTGATCAAGCCGAACCGCCGGCAGCGCCGGCACCCCGCCCCGCGCGAAGGGTTGCAGCGCCCCGCCGGACAGGACACCGCCGCGGGCCAGCCCGAAGGCCGGCAGGATGGCATCGAACAA